TATAATGGTATAATTTTGTGCCTGCTGCTAAAATTTCTTTACCCGTAAAATCTTCCGTCCAATCCATTTCTTGACCTTTGTATTTTGCTTCGTCTGATATGTTTAGTTTTTTTGCTTTTATTTTTTTCGGCTTAAAGGTTTCTAAAGCCTTTTGCTTTTCTTCAGCTAGTTTATTCATTATTGCATATCTGTCTTGCATTTTCATATCCTCCAAATTTTATTTGCGGGGCTTGTGACCGCTTTGCCGCATTACCGGGGATTGCTCCCCGTCACTCTGCTATTGCTTTTTTCTTGTTTTTAATTTTCAAAACTTTCTAATATTTTTTCAATTTCTGCTTTTCTTTTCAAATCTTTTTCGTATTGTTGACTATTTGCAAACCAGTAGCTTTGCGATAATCTTTCTTGGATTCCTCCAATGCCTGTAAGTTCTCTAAGTAATTTATCAATTTCTTTCATTTTCAAATCCTCCATTTTTTTATTACCCTTTCAGGTTGAGCGGAAGGAGTTTCTCAACTCCTGCTCCGGCATTCTCGGAACTGTCCCTTGCCCTGCTAATTATATTTCTTCTTCTCTGCATTAATTATTTAATTATATATATTACCTCAGCTTGTGTTAATATAATTTCATTGTAATCATTTCCATCATTCCAATCAGTTCCACTAACTATATATCGATGTTCGCCATCGTACATTTCATTTTCTTTTATAGCATTATTTAAAGTTTCCAAATCTTCTTCTAAAAAATCTTCATGTAAATTTAAACTTCCTATTTGAGTTACACTTGTTCCGTCTAATTCACCGCCATCATAATAACCTTTATAAATTCCATTTTCGATGTAAGGATAAACAAGTTCATTAGTTATATCATCATACACTGGGTCTTGATATAATTGCCTCGAATTAAAGCAAATATCTCCTATTTCATATTTATAATTTTCTGACCTAATTCCAAAATATCCATCAGGACTATTTTTTATTGCATTTAACATTTCTATTAATTCCTTTCTATCCATTTTTAACCCTCCATTTATTTTTTTGCTCCATCTGCATTTTACTTACGGGCTTTGGACCGGCTCTGGCTGCATTACGCTTTTAGTATTGCTTCCCTTTGTCTGCCTCCTAACCGGTTTCCCCGGTCGTATGACCCGCTCGCTCCTGATGGAGGTCGTCGCATGGCTTGTGGGGATATTTACTTTTGTACCATCAATATAGCACACAACCCAGCGAATGTCAAAACATTTATTGTTAAACTTTTGTAATAATTCCTACAATCCCCTAAAAATGCACAAATATTAGCGTTTTTTTGTGATATTATGATATGTGTATAATTGTAATAAATAAAAAAATGTAACAAATAGGAGGTGCTGGCATGGCACAATCAAAAGATAGTGCAAAAGCTATTGATAGCACAGCCGGAGCAATACAAGACAACACACAAAAGCAAAACAATAAAGGTATAAAAGTATCAAAGGCAAGAATAAAGTCGCTCAAAAGGCGTTTAAATAGCTCACAGCCAAAGAAAAGACCAGTCGGAAGACCTTCCGCCATGGAATATATAGATTTAGATAAATTAACAGAATACGCAAGTCAACCAATAGAAAATTACAAAATAGCAGAAGCATTAGGAATTTCTCTTACTACATTTTACAGACATATGCGAGAAAATGCAGACTTCAAACTCGCTTATGATACCGGGATAGACAACAGGAAGTACGAATTAGAAAAAGCACTCTACAAAAGAGCAACAGGCTTTGAAGCTCAAGAAGTTGTCACAGAAAAAGACAACGAAGGAAATATCATTAAAACAAAAGTAACTGACAAATCCTATGTACCGGACACAACAGCAGCTATATTCGCCCTGAAGAACGTTTATAGTGAAAAATACAAAGATAGAATAGAAACCGTTACAGATATAAATATCAATGTTAATCAGATTCACCAGCTTACAGACGACGAACTCGCAAAGATTGCCAATGCAAATATAATAGAAGCATTAGACTACAATATCGAGTAAGAAGCAAGATAAAAGCAGAAAAAAGGGAAGGAAAAAGGGAAAAGACTAATTATTTAGGCAATATACGCAAGCGGTTTACAAAAAGAGCTTATTCCGGGCAGATTCCCCCAACTGATTTATTCATCCCCCCTGCATACATATTACCAAAGTATCAAAAATCCCCGACAAAACACTTTATTTTTTGCATAAACATATCAATTTTATACAGTAATTATTCATTATTCTTTATACATTTTAACCTAATTATTTCAAACATCAATAAAACGTTGATATTTCAACATTTCTCAATAAAACAAATTGCTACTAAATACACATTTAGCGACATTTTTGTTGAGATTTCAGCGTTTTACCTGATTTTTAATGTATACTCTATACAATCGCAAAAATCCCCTCCGACTACCAGCAACAGTTCCTCCGGACGCAAAACAATGCAGGGCAGGCACGCAAAAACAGACACCTCCAGCAACTCCGGACTGCTTCTGCTTTGCTGGATAGCACGGGGTACGTCCTCTTTTTAGCGGGGGGTGGGTTTTAAAAAATATATATGGTTCCTTCCTTCTCCCCCATACAGTTTTTCCAAAGAACATTTTATGGGGGTGTACCTCTTTACAGGAAGGAAAGCGAATAGAGGGTATGAAAAATATAAAAAAATAATTTTTGTAAAAGAGTGTTTTTAAGACCGTACTAAAATGTCGGCTACCCCTCCATTTTAGTACAATAATATTAATAAAAGGACAAAAACTATTAAAAACAGCCGTTTAATGTTGAAATATCAATAAGAAATGCACTTTAAAAATGGAACCAAAAGATTCCATTGTAAACTTTTTTCACAAAGTAGGTGATATATTGAGTTTAGGTGAAAATGAGTTTTTAATATTCAATCCTGATACAGGAGAGATAAGAGGAATATTTGACAGCGAGACACAAGTGATTCGAGCTAAGGCACAAGTAGAATATTACGATAAGCATAAGTTTGAAATAAACAATGATAAAATATATGACTTTGGACAAAGTGGAAGATTTAATATGTTTAGTACGTTCTCAATAGAGCAACTTGCTAATGAGGGTTTAACCGGAACTGATTACAGGGTTTTGTTATTGATGATGTCAGGGGTTGGATATAAAACAGGCTATATCTCAATGGGTAATAATCACTCAATGACGCCTGAATGGATGGCTAAAAAATTAGATATTCATAAAAAGACCGTTGATAAAATTTTAAAAAAGTTGATTGATAAAGGAATAATAGCCTTGAATGTAACAGAAAAGAAGAAATCATACTTTATGAATCCATATATTCAATACAAAGGTAGATGGATAAGTAAAGACTTATATAATATGTTTAAAGACACCAAATGGGCTAAACAAGCTAAAGAAGAACGAGAACGAGAAGCCAAAAGACGAGAAGCTATGGAGATTAGCAAATAACAGCAGAGTTATTAATGTAACAATAGCAAAGTTATATTAAAATAATAGTGTTACATTAGACTATATCCGGCAGAGCAGAAACAAGGACAAATAAGATAGTAAAAATAAAAGTAGGTGATTAAATGCTACCTATCAATAAAATTTATAACATGGATTGTTTGGAAGGAATGAAATTAATAGATGATAATTCCATTGATAGCATAGTTACTGACCCGCCTTATGAATTGGGCTTTATGGGTAAGAAATGGGATAGTACAGGCATAGCATATAACGTGGAATTATGGCAGGAAGCACTAAGGGTATTAAAGCCCGGCGGTCATTTACTTGCTTTTGGTGGAACAAGAACTTATCACCGTATGGCTTGTGCTATTGAAGATGCAGGATTTGAAATTCGTGACCAAATGCAATGGATATATGGTAGTGGATTTCCAAAGTCAATGGATATTAGTAAAGCTATTGATAAAAAATTCGGTGCTAAGAGAGAAGTTATTAAAACTGTAAAAGGAATGGGAAAGCAAAACCCTGAATGGAATGGAACTGCAAAAGGTAGAAAAGAAAACTATTATAAACCTGAATATCAATTAACTGCTTCAGCAACCCCAGAAGCTAAACAATGGGATGGTTGGGGTACAGCTTTAAAACCAGCTAATGAACCTATTGTAGTGGCAAGAAAACCATTAAGTGAAAAGACTATCGCAGAGAATGTCCTAAAGTGGGGTACAGGTGGGCTGAATATTGATGAGTGTAGGGTTGAGAGTGGAGGTGAGCATAAACGAGCGTACCAGCCTACAAACCATGAAAGGGGTGTGTATGGGAAACAAACAGCCTTTCAGCCGAGCAACAAAGAGGGTAGATTCCCCGCCAACGTAATACTTGACGAAGAAGCAGGACAATTACTTGATGAACAAACTGGAATTTTAAAAAGTGGTTTATTAAAAGCAGGTCATCCATATGGCTTAGGTGACGGACAGAATGTATATGGAAAATTAACAGGTTATACTAAACAAGATACTCATGGTGATTCCGGTGGTGCAAGTAGATTTTTCTTTAATGTAGAGCAAGATGATTTAGAAGATTTAATTCCATTCTTCTATTGTGCTAAAGCAAGTAAGAAAGAACGTGGAGAAGGCAATACTCATCCAACTGTTAAGCCATTAAAATTAATATCTTATTTAATCACATTGGTTACACCACCAAACGGAATATGTTTAGATATATTTGAAGGTAGTGGCACTCATGCTTTAGCTTGTATAGAAAATGGATTTAAATACATAGGTTTTGAATTGGACAAACATTATTTTGACATAGCAACTAAGCGAATATCGAACCATACCGAGCAATTAAAGATAATATAAACAAACGGCTAAATTATAAAAAAGACCGATTATTTATGAAAAATATAGA